TTGGTTATGAATATTAATGCAACCCTGAATTGATAAGTTTAAATTTTTACCAACTTTTCTCCAAGGTGTAAGTTTATTATATTCTGGGTCTAGATACCGCATTTGAAAAATTTTATGAACACGGTAATCCGGGTGAGCTTTGATGATTGTAAATACTTTATCAACTGTTTTAGGATTTATGATAAAGTTTTTAATAGTATACATAGCTTCGTCTTCTAAATATTTAGATTGTTTTTCTGAAGCGTTAAAGTATTTTTTATTTTTATTGTAATAATTCAAACAATACCACTTTGTTTCGTTACCAAGGAAAGTGCTAAACTTTGCTCCTTTTGTTTGATCGTAACGAATTGAAGATTTGTAAAAAAGAAATTCCATGTCATCTAGAATTTCTTCTCTACCAGCCATTTTATTGTTGATTGGAAAATAGTGATTTACTATATCGTAAAATATACCGCTATGCCTATTTATCAATTCTGATAAAGCATCTTGGCAATGGCTTTCTTTTAAATTTTCTATTAATTCTATGTCGCTTTGCTCTTGAGCCATAATAAGTTTTGGTTGGAAAAATCTTTGACCATGTTTAGACCAGAATGCTCAAAATTTTTCATTTTAGACCATTCAAACACATAGTCTGCCATACTTTTTAATTCTGCAGTTTCGTTTTCTATAGAGCCTACGGGGAAACAATCTTGACGTTCAATATATATTGATACACCATTTTGCTTGACCCACTCTATTTCGTTTTTAAAACGAACATCTGGAATTATTGTAATAAAACCTAAATTAAAATTTTCAACTACTTTTTTATTAATTTTTTCAATCCAGTAATTTTTGCTGAAGTTGTTCCTTATAACATCTGTGCCCCACGATATAAGCAGTGGACGAATAATTTCTTTTTGTTTTGGTTCTTCCGTAAAGGCGGATATTCCTATTTTTTTAATCAAGAAGGGATCTAAATCTTTTTTTAGCTCATAAGCTAAACTGGCTTTTTTGACTTTGCCCGGAAAACAATTAGTTAGAAAATTAGCGAAACTATCTTTCCCGCTTCTAGCAAAACCGCAAATACCAATAATTTTATTCATGCTCCTGTGCTTCCAAATCCACCAATCATTCTGTCTGATATAGGCAAATTTGAGTTGAACTCGATATGAGGATGATGATGGATGGCCCAGATCAATTGAGCTATCTTTTCTCCTTTTGAATATATTTTTTCTTTATTCACTTCAAGAAAAAGTTTTCCTTCTTCGATAATATAGTCAGATGGTTGAGCAATATATTTAAACCTGAGTTTGATTGAATCCCTGTATCCGGTGTCAATAACGCCTACAGAATTAGCTAAAGCTAAATTGTGTTTTGAGATAGAGCTTCTTGGAAATATGTATGAATACATTGAATCGTCAGGGGCGATTTTAACACTGGTATCGTATTCAATATAAAAAATTTCTTTAAAAATAGATTTACTTTTTCCTTTTGGAGTTCCAAAGATTTTTGGCTCTGAATCCGCAATAAGATCGTAACCTGCATCACCTTGATGTGCGGGGCGCTTGATTTTTGGATTTTCTATGTCAGTATTTACTTGTACAATCATTCTATCTAGGATCTACGGTTATCTAAGTACTACAGGTATCTAGGGTCTAATGGGTCCCTATGTCTTAAGGAATACTTTGCCCTTGGGCCTTACAGGTCTTTTCATTGGTTACCTATATCTAATAGATATTATATGTCTTTAAAAAATAGCTGTCAACTCAAAAGTGATTTTTTTTGAGAATCGTTGCCAGCTGATTTGAAAGCTGATTTTGACCAGCGTCCAATAGAACAGCCGGAGCATCAAAGATCTCAGGATTATACGTATCAGAATTTTCTAATTCAGAAATATCACTCACTACAACTACTGATGATAAATTCATGGATTCACCAAGTTTATGATGGGCCAGTCTCATTCCTTCGACAGCTGCAATTTCTTTGCTTTCCGATAACGTTACAGTTTCCCAGTCACTACAAGAAACCAAAAAAAACTTTTTTTTGCTTGAAAGTTTTCTAATCATAGAAACTATGATAGTTATTTATGCCAAAAAGTCAAGCTAATACTCTAGGCGTTTTCTGCCCTCTTTTTAAAGGTAAAAAATTTATAAAAGAGTATCTTGAGAATGTATTAGAGCAGACTATTTTTAAAACAACGAAGTTTTACATTTTAGATTGTGCATCCCCTGAGAATGAGTATGAAATCATAAAAGATTATTGTTCGAAATATTCAAACATTCAGTACAGGAGGCTAGATAAAGACAACGGCGTTTATTCAGCGTGGAATACATGTGTTCAGTGGTCAAACGAAGAATATATAGGAAATTGGAATGTTGACGATAGAAAAACACCTTGGTCTTTAGAGGTTTTGTTAGATAAAATTTCTAAAAGTAATTTGGATTTAGTTTATGGAAAAACTTTAGTTACTCAAAAAGAAAATGACCGTTGGGATACATCTGGCAGTAAAACTTTTTATCCTTGCTTAGACCACTCATTTGATAATTTGCTTAAGAATAATTCTCCACATTGTATGCCTATATGGAGAAAAGATTTGCATGATAGGTTTGGGTATTTCAATGAAGAGTACATGACTGCTTCTGACACTGATATGTGGCTAAGGGCATGTAAAGGTGGCGCTAACATGAAGTTTGTTAATGAGGTTGTAGGTTTGTATTACGAAAATCCAAATGGAATTTCTACAAACAAGGAGAAACTTCAAGAATTAATCTTAGAAGTTAATAAAGTAAGGGATTTATACAGAAATGATACTAACAACAGTGGTAACCAAAAGCTGTCTGAAGGATTTTCTTTTAATGAAGAAAACCTTTGAGCTTTACCATCCTGATTCTTCCATAGTGGTAGGAACAGACAGATATTGTCATAACTATATAGATGGCAATTTCAAAAATGTATCTTCGCATTTTTTCGAAGAAATACAAGATGGCGACCATGTATCTTCCGATTCATCTAAAAAACAATCTTTTAAAAATGTTATATCCAAAAAGTTTGATATCGCTTTGTCTCAAGATATTTCGCCCGACAATCCTGTTTTGTGGTGTGATGTAGATCATATCTTTGTTAACAAAATAGATAATGAAGTTTTACAGGGTGGTAAATTTTATGATGCAGCTTTAACACCCCATTACTCAGACGGTTTTGCAAACGAAGCAGAAGTTGGGTTTTTTAATTGCGGGTTTGCTTTAATCTTCAATAAGTCTTTTCTCAAAATATGGAAAAAACTTTACGATCATCATGAGGAACTAAATTTGTATTACGAACAAAAACCTTTAGAAGCTGTCATTAGATCATTCAACACATTGAATCTTCCTATTAGTTATAATTTTGGATGGTGGAAGTTTATGTCTAAAGCTTTCGGCGGTAATGTTAGCAAGTTAAGATCTGGCCCGGACATTGTGTGGGAAAACAAAAGCATAAAAAGTTTTCATTTTCATTTTTTTAAAGATGATAGTCACTCATATGACAAAATGGGCATAAAGAAAGTTTTGGTTCAATTACTTGACTCTAGAGCTAAAAACAGAAAAGAAGATCATGTCACAATGCATGAGATAAAAAGGCTTAGTAATGAAAATTTTTAGATCTAAAGTTAAATGGAAAGATTCTTTTCAAGAACTTTTAGATATCTGGGAAGAAAACAAACTCTGCGAAGTCGAATCTTCCGAAGATCAATATAGTTGGCTTGATTGCGACAAAAAAGTTTTATTACATGAGCATGATAGATGTAAAGATGTTCCAGATTTTGATATTGGGTTTTTTGCCAATGATTCGTTAGATCAACCTAACGCTTTTCCTTGGATATACTGGGCTAGGCACCCAAAGAAATTAGAAGCTTTTGTAAACGGCCATAAATCTAAATCTTATGATAATAGAAGTATAAATTCTATTTTTATAGGCGCAGCTGAAAATCCAGTTCAATATGTTAACAGAACTAAGTATGACTGGGATTTAGCTATTGAGGAGTATGATTTTAATGACGCTTTATTTAAAGAAAAAGTACATAAATATACAAATGATGAATTTCTTCAGAAAATTAGCAACGCCAAATTTGGCTTATGCTTGGAAGGGTATGGCCCAAAATGCCAAAGAGACATTGAATATATTGCTCTTGGCGTGGTTCCTATTTTTACTTGGAAAACTTTCAACAATTATGCTTTCCCTTTAAAAGAAAATGTTCACTATTTGTACGCCAACAACCCAAAAGAAGCAAAAGAAAAAATTAAAAATTGCACTGAAGAGCAATGGCAAATAATGTCTGACAATTGCAAACACTGGTACAAAAGATACGCTTCTCCTATAATGGCATTTTACACAACAAGAGATTTAATAAATAAAAAAATATTTCATAATGAATAAAACCCCTGTATCTGAATGGACTTTTTCTTATAAAGGCCTTGATCATAAAATTAATCTAGTTGCTGATACTGTTAGTTGTGTAGAACCTTTCCCGGGAAGTGGAGCGCCTACACATAAAGAGTACGAGCAATTTTGCGACCTTTTAAGTCACATAGACAATCAAAAAGACCCTTTTATGATTGAGCTTGGTTGCCATTGGGCACTAGCCTCGATTGTTTTCAGAAAAATTTTCCCTTCAGGTAAAAATCTTGTTTTAGAGCCTGATTTAGGCTGCTTAAGCGTAGGACTTATGAATTTCGACTTAAATAGCCTTGATCGCCAGTACTGCTGGGGCTCTATTTTCCCTTTGGATCAATCGCTCGATCCTGTTCATCATGGTTTCGTTAGCGACCCTAACCCAAGAGGGTTTCAAATCGATTTCATAAAAGATATATACAATCAATCTCCAAATGGTGTAATTGATGTCTTACACATGGATATTCAAGGTTCAGAATACCCGTTAATAAAGCAACTTGATGATTTTTCCCTTCTAGACTCTTCGATCAAATCATTATTTATAGCCACTCATTGTGTAGAGCAGCATTATGAAATGCTAGAGATATTAAACAAAAACAACTTTACTGTTTTGATTAATCTAGATAGAACTATTTTACGTGAAAACTGCTGGAGGAAATTTCCTTTATGGCAAGAAAAAGAAGCGGCTGCATTTGCCAAGAGCGTTGATTCTGATTTTTCTCAGCAAAATAATTTTTTAATAGTATATTACCCAGAGAAAACGGATGGGTTAATATCTGCATACAAAAAATGAAAAAGTACTTTTTAGTAATAGCTAGGTATCAAAATGAAAAGCAGGATTTATACGATAAGTATATAGAACCAATAAATAAAAAGTATTGCTTGAGGCACAATTTTGAATACGTATGTATCAAGAATGATCAGCAGTTAAAATTAGTAAGAGGTAATCCTACATGGTGGAAGTTCAGCATTCTTCAAGAGTGGATAAAAAACAATACCCTTAAGGAAGGCGATATTTTTACTCACTTGGATGCAGATATGGTTATAGTTAAGGATCATGAACCTTATCAAACTCATAAAAGTTTTTCTTATGCAATTGATAATGGTAATACTCACTGCATGGGAAATTACACTGTAACTTTAAACGAATGGTCTTCTAAACTTGTGGATAATATCATGAGCGAAGAACTTTTTCAAAAATTGAAAAATGAAGATCATTGGCAAAACTTTAGAGAGCAAGCTTGCTGGTATACTCTTTGCGGCATTCCTGCTCACAGCTGGACATCGTTTTTTGATTTTCAACATTATGGGTTTCATAAAAATAAAACTTTTGATACCGAATATTCTTTAAAAGAGCTTTCAGACCATGTTGAAATAAGAGGTCCTGAATGGAACACAACTTTACTGGAAGAAGAAGCTGAAGATGATGTTAGTAAATTTTTACAAAAATACAACATTGTAAAAAGCAAAAAAGAAAATACTATAATTAGGCACTTTGCCGGAGGTCAAAAATGGAGGCCTGAATATCTTAACGATAAAATTTAATAGGGTCTTTTACTAAATAAAAATCATTACAATCTTTTGACATTTAAAATGCCGTTATTTAAACATGATAGTAAAACAGATTTTTTTAGCCACATACCTAAAACAGGAGGTAAAAGCAATGACATGGTTATTTTTAGATTTCCAGATTTTCAGAATGTGAAAGGATTAATTGATGGTAATTTAAAAATTAAAACTAACGCAAAGTTTCCTTTGAATGGATCTAGTAAAAAAAGAATGGTAAATATCGACGCTCAAACAATGGGTCGTATTCAAGACTTTTATAAAGAAGACTTTAAATTTTTAAATATATGAAAAGCAGCATAGGAGTATTCACTTTATGTTATGATGAAACCCAAGCAATTCATTTTGCTTACCAATCTTTTCGGTCGCATCACTCAGAATCGCCTATATATTTAAATACTGAGTCGAATCTTGATTATAATTTTCTGCACAAATATTTCGATAATATATATATTGAAAATGTAGAAGACACTCAAAGTGGTTTGTTTAAGTTTAAACCCGGAGATCACATACTAGAAGAAAATAGGTCTAAAAATAAAAAAGCTGTAAAACATCTTTTGTCTAGATTGAAAAAAGCTTTTTCGTTTTTGGAAACCGATTACGTTTTAATGCATTGTCCTGACACGTTAATAAGAGGAGAAATCAAAATACACAATAATCATAGTTTGTTAGGGTCTAGAGTAAATAATTATTTTTTCAAAGAAGTTAATGATGTTATTTTAAAATATGGAGGCGTTGAAATATCAGCATTTGGCGCTGTCCCAGCAATATTTAAAGTTGAAAAATTTCTTGAGTGTTTGAAGATATTTGAATCTAGCAATATACTGGATGAATTATGCGATGTTTTTTATGCTGTTTACTCTCACGATATAATCATTCCAATTATTTTTGCGTTAGGAGGAGAGATAGAACAGTACAATCCTGATATTACAGAATGTACAAGAAATCCTGACTGGTTAAGATCAAAACACCCTATTCTACACCAGTTTAGAAGTTTTTACCCCAAAAGAAAATTAAAGTACGGCAGCGAATAATGAAAGAGCTTATTAAGTCTTGTGTTTCTGGCGGTGGCGATTCAGATCGCCATGGCATTGTTATTTTTAGTATAGCTTTAGCTAGCAAAGGTCGTACTTTTATTGAACTTGGAGTTAGAGATGGACATACCACTAAACCAATTGTTGAAGCTGCCAAAATAAATGATGCTGAAGTTTATTCGGTTGATGTCGACAGGAGGAATATAAATGTAAATTATAAAAAATGGAATTATTGTATATCTGATAGTATTAAATTTTTAGAAAATTGGGAGAAGGATAAAAAACCAACCCCTGATTTTATTTATATTGATGATTGGCATAGTTATCAACAAGTAAAAAAAGAATTAGAGATTATAGATCGCATATGTTCTCCAAGCACGGTAATATTATTGCATGATTTAATGTATGGCGAAACGTGCCCTTTTTACCACACAGATTTAACGCTTAATTTTGGGCAATGGGCTGAAGGTGGACCGTATAGAGCTGTAGCAGAGCTTAATCCTCAGTTTTGGGAGTTTTCTACATTACCTTGGAATAACGGGCTGACATTATTAAGAAAAAAGTACTCCAACAAATATGCAAGAAAATAAACAAGTATTAGTTGCCGGATACTTTGATTTATTTCATTCTGGCCATGCTAAATTTTTAGAGCAAGCCGCATCTTACGGAGAGCTTAGTGTTTTAGTAGGATCAGATGAGAGCTCCATTGTCAATAAACATAAAAGGCCTATATATTCTCAATCAGAAAGGGCTTATATTGTTTCTAGAATAAAACATGTAGCCAAGGTTTATACGCCATTAGACCCAGCTTTAACTAATTTTGAAAATTTTCTATCAGGTAAAGACTTTTTTATTATCAATGAAGATGGCGATATGCCTGAAAAACGAAACGTGTGCGAAAAGCATGGTGTTGAATACATTGTTTTAAAAAGGCAACCAGAAATAAATACTAGACAATTATCTAGCTCCAATATTAAAAAAAGCATTAATCTTATACCTCAAAGAATTGATCTCGTAAGTTTTTATGATCAAAAAAATATTAATTCTTTGTGTGATGGAAGTGTTATATTAGCCAATTTTGAACCTATTGATTCAGATATTAGATCAGGATTATCTTCTTCGACTATAGAAGTTATCAAAAGAGTATTCGGACCATCATTACCAAAACATCTCGACAGAATAGAGTTAGCAAAAATAATTTTTGCTATAGAAAACCCCCCTGATAGAGAATATGTATCTGGAGTAGTTGATCAGCTAGGTATCTGTTTACCGGGAATTAACAGGCTTCATTTCCATGGAGATTATTTCCCATATAAAATAGAAAACGGAACTGAAGAAATGGTGGATTTTTTAAATAACTTTGTTTATTTGAAGCAAACTAAACCACGACCTGTTGGATATCATGTTTATGATGGCAGAGAAAAAATTAATTATGAAAATGTTTCGGCTATATCTAAGCTTGGAGATGAAGCATGGCAAGCGCTACATGAAAAAGATATTATTGCACTGGGCGATGTAATCAACCGTACCCATGTAGCTCAAAAAACCATGATACCGGGCTATGAAAGTGATTATATGAAACCTATAATAGAAGATATTAAATCTCGACACTACGGAGCTAAAGTGATGGGGGCTGGAGGTTATGGATATATTATGGTTCTAACCGATAATCCAGATAAAGATTTTATAAAAATAAATATAACAAAGCAGTGAAGCTTGCTTTTATAACATGCGACAAAAAAGGCAGCGCCCAAGGTGATTACTTAGAGGTTTGCACCCTTAATGGATTAAGAAAAGTTTTAGGTAATGATTGTATTGATTTCCCTAGAAAAAAAATAATGTATGGGGAATGGTCCGAAGTTAAAAAAACAGATCTTCACGGGAGGGGCTTTTCTCTTTATAATAATCCTATATCAGATATCTCTAAATGTGATAGATCTTTAGATGGTATAAATGCAATATTATATGGAGCTAATCATGCTAACCTGAAAAGGTATCCTGAGATTGAAAGCTTGATCAATCCGGGTAATATATTTTTCCTTGATGGCAATGATTTGTATGGCGATGCTCCTGTAAAAATTAATTTTAACGGCGAAGATGTTATAGGTAATCAATTCTCAAATTGCTTTAAAAGAGAGCTTATAGTCGAAGGCGAAAAAGTCTGGCCAACTGGGTTCGGTATTCCTTACGAAAGGATTATGCCAATCAGTTTATCAAATAAAACCCAATTAATTCAATCTACAGCGCCTTATCACTCTATTTTTCAACGTCCTTCTGATATGTGGGGATCTAACAGACATTATAAATTTTTTGATGAAGATGATTATTATAATGATTTGCGCAAATCTTGGTTTGGATTAACTAGTATAAAAGGAGGCTGGGACTGTATGAGGCATTATGAAATAATGGCGGCAGGAACTTTATTATTATTTAGAGATTACAACAAAAAACCTCACCTATGTTCCCCAGTTGATTTACCGTGTTTTAGTTATTCGACACCAAAAGAGCTTAATGATTTATTTAAGATGTTACTGAATAATAATAAGCCCACAGAAAAATACATTGAAATGCTACTCAAGCAAAGGCAATGGCTATACAAAAATGCTACTACCGAAGCTAGAGCGTTAAAAATATTAACAACTATCAATAAGAATTTAAAATGAAAATAACTTTTTTTAGCCCGTGTCTTGGTCTCAGAGGTACAGAGGTCACGATGTACGATTACGCTTTTTACGGTAGGCAATTCTTTAATTGGGACGTTAACATTTTGTACAATAAAAATCATCCTCTTAACGATATCACGGCTATAGATAAATTTAAAAATCAATTTGATGTTTTTTCTATCAGTGCAAGCGTAGAAAATATGCAGGATTGCAATCATAAAGTTGAAAACTTTTTATCCAACCAGCTAGATAAAAGTGATTTTTTTTACGTTCAAAAAAAAGGTTTAAACGATGGGCTTTGCCCAAAAAATGTTAAAACTTGCATTTTATGCTGCAGTATAGTAGACCCAAAAAAAGAAAAGCATGGTGATTCATATGCTTTTATTTCTGACTGGCTAAGTGATTTTTGCAGTGATGGTGAAGTGCCCGTTGTTCCTAGTATAATTGATTTGCCTGATATTAATGAAAATATGAGGCAAGAGCTAAATATACCTTTAGACGGCATAGTATTTGGAAGAACTGGCGGAATGGACACTTGGAATATAAGTTTCACAAACCATGTCATCGCTAAGATTCTTAATGAGAAAAAAAATATTTACTTTCTATTTCAGAATACACCAAAAATATTTAATCATCCAAATGTTATTTATTTGCCGACTACCGCAGATTTAAATTTCAAGACCCGGTTTATCAATACCTGCGATGCGTTTTCGCATTCAAGGCTGGAAGGCGAAAGTTTTGGTGTGGCTTGTGGTGAATTTTCAATTAGAAACAAAAGAGTCATCACCTATGGGGGCTCCCCAGAAAGAAACCATATTTGCATTTTGAAAGACAAAGCTTTATATTACAACAATGGACTAGAACTTTATAAAATTATTCAAGAATTTAAAATTGATAATTCAAAAGACTGGAATTGTTATAAAGATTTTAATCCAAGACGAGTAATGGACCAATTTAAAAAAAATTTTATAAAATGATAAAAATAGTAACACAGACCCCTCTTTGTATAGACCAGCCAGATTTCACTATTCATGCTCAAGAATTTAACCCTTTAGATCCAAAAGGTTTAGCCAATGTGAAAGTGACGCCTTTAAAACTAAACTGCTCTGCCGGTGCAGACAACCATACAGACGCAAAATTGATATCAGAATCTTTAAGCCGTTTCAACGGTTCGGTTAATTGTCTTGATTTAGGGTGTGCTGGAGGCAGTTTAATACTTGATTATAATCAGCAGTTGCAAACTGATATTTGTATCGGCTTAGATGGTAGTCTTGGTGTTTATAAGCATCATAACTGGCATCAAGAAGAAAACAAAAAAGTATTAAGACATGCCGATTTAGCCAAACCATTTAGTATCGAAAACGAAAAGAGCGAAAAAGTTAAATTTGATATTATTACTTGCTGGGAGGTCATAGAGCATTTTAGAGAAAAAGATTTAGATGTTTTTTTCCGCAACGTGTCCAATCATCTTTCAGAAAACGGTTTGTTTTTTGGCAGTATAGCTTTATTTCCCGATACAAGAGATAGCAACGGATTCTATCAAGGCCACCCTTCTTACAATAGTAATGACCCAAAACAGTATCAGCTTCATAAAACCGTATTCGATTCAAAAGTTCCTTGGGATAAAATCTTATTTAAATATTTTGAAGTTTTAAATTACGATTTCGAGGTAAGGTTAAGAAATCACCACAATTCTTATTATTTTATGTGCAAGAAAAAATGATTTACTGTTTTGATTTAGATAATACGATATGCGCTACGTCTTCCTCTAAAAATTACGAAGAAAGTGTTCCTTATAGGCCTGTTATAAATAAAATTAATAGTCTTAAATCTGAAGGATCTTATATAAAGATTTTTACAGCCAGAGGTTCTGGTTCTGGTATAGATTGGTCAGAGCTTACAAAAAAACAACTAAAAAGTTGGGGCGTTAATTATAATGAATTAATTTTAGGCAAACCTAGTTTTGATATATTTGTAGATGATAAGTCTGTCAATGCTTATAGTTGGAGACAAGACAATAATTGTAAAATTACAGGATTTGTTGCAGGGGCTTTTGACTTGTTGCATGCAGGGCATTGTTTATTTCTAAAAGAAGCAAAATCTGTTTGCGATATATTATATGTAGGCTTACAAACTGACCCAACAATAGATGATTATTTAAATAGGCCTCTGCAAAAACCTAAAAATAAACCAATACAATCCTTAGCAGAAAGAAAGATACAGCTAGAGTCTATATCTTACATAGATAAAATTCTTTTGTACGATACGGAAAAAGATTTATATGATTTACTTAAGAATATAAAGCCTCATATTAGGGTTTTAGGCTCTGATTATAAAGGCAAGATAGCAACAGGACAAGAGTTTTCTTATGGAATTATTTATCACGAACGCAATCATCATTGGTCTTCGTCCGAATTAAGATCTAGATTAAATGATAATAAGTAAATGCCCATTAAGAATATCTCTAGCTGGAGGATCAACAGATTCACCGCTTTACTTAAAAAAATATAAAGTTGGAAAGGTTATATCTTTCACTCCAAATTTATATACATATACTTCTCTTCATAAAGATATTAACGGATTCAATAATGTAGATAAAAAATACATTTTATCATATTCTGAGCCGCAAGCTTGCCAAAATATACAGTCAATTAAAAATGAAGTTATTAAAGTGGCTTTATCTTACTTTAATGCTGACCCGATGAAAGTTTCATTAAATGCAGATGTTTTTTCTTTTGGTTCTGGATTAGCATCTTCTTCTTCATATTTTATTAATTTAGTTTCTTCTTTTTTTCATATGCATAACGTCAAACATGATGTTTTAGATATATGCAAAATAGCATATCAATTAGAATCTAAGGTGAATCCTTTTAACGGCTATCAAGATACGTATGGATGCGGATTTCCCGGGTTTAAATTGTTAGAGTTTACTGATAAAGGAAATGTTAAATGCACAAAAATAGAGTCAAATATATTCGAAGAATTTAATTTCTATTTAGTATTTACCGGAATAAAAAGAAAGTCAAACAGCATATTAAAAACAATTAATATTGATAAAAGCTTTCCCCTTATAAAAGAAGTAGATTCAATGTTAAAAGCGCTAAAAGAAAATGATCATAGTAGTTTTTTCAAATCTTTTAACGAAAGTTGGGCATACAAAAAAGAAACTAGCGTACATATTTTAAATAATAAAAGTTTAAAGAATATAGATAAAAAGCTATCACAAGATTCTGGGATTCTAGGGCACAAATTGTGTGGAGCTGGAGGAGGTGGTTATTTTCTGGTTATCGCAGCAAAAGATTATGAAATAAGTATTGATAAAACTCTTCCAAATATTAATATTTCTTTAGAGAATAATGGGCTGCAAACAATCAAGTTTTAAAGCGCAATCAAAAATTTCTTTAAAAAATGAATAAAGAACAGTAGATGAATATTTTAATTACAGGCTCATCAGGATTTTTAGGAAATCATTTAATCAAAAGGTTAAATTTTAAATATGATTTGCTTACCCCCCCTTCTTCGGAATTAGACGTTTCAAATTATAATGCTCTTGAAGAATATTTTCAGAGTAATGATTTTAGTGTTATAATTCATCTTGCGGCTAGATGTGGCGGCATTGGTGCTAACAGGAAAAGCCCTGCAGCATTTTTTGAGAAGAACCTTCAAATGTCTTCCAACATACTCAAACTTGCTAGTGAGTTTGACCAAGTGAAAAAGATGATCACTTTAGGCTCTGTATGCTCATACCCTAAATTTACTGAAGTGCCTTTTAAGGAAGAAAACATTTGGAATGGTTACCCTGAAGAAACAAATGCTCCTTACGGCATAGCAAAAAGAGCTTTGATGATGGGATGCCAGTATTATAATCAACAATACGACGATAATTTTATTCACCTTATACCCGTAAACATGTATGGAGAGCATGACCATTTTGATTTAGAAAATTCTCATGTTATACCAGCTTTGATTCGTAAAATGCATGAAGCTAAGGAATCTGGAGCTTCTAATGTTACCGTATGGGGAGATGGATCAGCATCAAGGGAGTTTCTTTATGCAGGAGATTGCGCAGAAGCTATTGAGTTAGCATTAGAGCATTACAATTCTCCTGAACCAGTAAATATAGGGACAGGGCAAGAAATCAAAATAAAAGATTTAGTAGAAAAAATTAAAAATGTCGTAGGATTCAAAGGGGGAATTATTTATGATTCTTCAAAGCCTAATGGTCAACCTCGTAGATGTCTAGATACATCTAAAGCGGAATCCAAGTTTTGCTTTAAGGCTAAAACTTCTTTTGATGAAGGATTAAGGAAAACATATGATTGGTTTATAAAACAACAACTATGAAAAATATCATTATAGTTACGGGTGTTACAGGTCAAGATGGTAGTCATATGGTAGACTACTTGCTCGAAAACACAGATTACCACATAGTTGGAGCCACACGGCGTTTATCTGTGCCTAATCATTTAAATATTGCGCATATAAACTCAGAAAGATTTGAGACTGTATATTTTGATTTAACGGACAATGAATCTATACAAAATGCAGTAGAAAAGTATCAACCAAAATATTTTATTAATTTTGCAGCTCAAAGTTTTGTAGCGGCGAGTTGGGAAATTCCAGTTTCTACATGGAATGCTAATGCGACAGGTGTTCTTCACATTCTTGAAGCAATAAGAAAGTTTAGCCCTGAGACCCGTTTTTACAATGCTGGAACTAGCGAAGAATTTGGAGATGTTCTATATTCGCCACAAAATGAAGAGCATCCTCTTAGGCCAAGATCACCTTATGGAGCAGCAAAAGCAGGTGCTAGGCACCTCGTTAAAGTCTACAGGGATAGTTATGATATTTATGCGGTTCAAGGCTGGTTGTTTAACCACGAAGGTACTCGCAGAGGAGAAGAATTTGTAACTCGTAAAATTTCTAAAGGGGTAGCTAAAATACAAGAAGCTTTACGATGGTTAAAACCTATAGAGCCTATATCTTTGGGCAATCTTGATGCAAAAAGAGATTGGAGTGATGCGGAAGACTTCATGGACGCAGTTTGGAGAATGCTTCACCAAGATGAACACAGAAATGATTGGGAAGACAATAGCAGTATTCGTGACTATGTAGTAGCTTCTGGTGAGACTCATAAAATCAGAGATTTTGTAGAACAAGCTTTTGCCGCTGCAGACATTGAAGGTTCTTGGGTTAACGATACAGATGACCCTATCAATGAAACTTTTAGAGATGAAGATGGAGAAATACTACTAAAAATAGACCCAAAATTTTTCCGTCCTGCTGAAGTTGAGTTGCTACTTGGTTCTCCAAACAAAATAAAAAACGATTTAGGCTGGAAGCCAAAGAGCACTTTTCAATCATTAGTAAAAAAAATGGTGGATCGTGACATTTTTTTGCTTGAATCTCAAGTCAGATAAGTGTAATATATAGACTTAGCTAGAGATTGAACCTTATCTTGCCGATAAGGTTTTTTAATAACTTTGAAGGTTCTTTTCTCTCGCCTTTTGTGGAGTGTAAAATATCTTATCTAAAGCTATGATTTTCGAAGAACAAATTTCACGCAAACCGGACTATTACCCTTGGACAGAAGAATTTATGAGATCTATGTGGGAAGGCCACTGGACTGATAAAGAATTCTCTTTTTCCTCAGATATTCAAGATTTTCACGTTAAGCTCACTGACCAAGAGCAACAAATTATTATTCGTACTCTTTCGGCTATTGCTCAAATTGAAATTGCTGTAAAAACATTTTGGGCTAAGATAGGCGATAATCTTCCTCATCCTTCTATTCGTGATTTGGGTTATGTCATGGCTAATATAGAAGTTATCCATAACAATGCGTACGAAAGACTTTTGAAGCTTCTTGATTTAGAAGAGGTTTTCGAAGAAAATATGAAGCTTGATTTTATCCAAGGTCGAGTCAAGTATCTCCGAAAATATACTCATAGATTTTACAAAGATTCTAAAAAACAATTTGTTTACGCTTTAATTTTGTTTACTTTGTTTGTAGAGAATACATCCCTATTTAGTCAATTTTACGTTATCAATTGGTTTGGTAAGAAAAATTTATTGAAAGATACTAATCAGCAAACAAAATACACAGCAAGAGAAGAAGACATTCATGCTAAGATTGGGATTAAATTAGTCAACACTATCAAAGAAGAGCATCCTGAGCTTTTTGATGAAGATTTGGAGTCTAAGATTTTAGCGGAAGCTGAAGAAGCTTTTAAGGCAGAAGAAAAAATAATCGACTGGATAGTCAATGGCATCCAAAAAGATTTGATGTCTGCAGCTATTTTAAAAGAGTTTGTCAAAAGTAGAATAAATGAATCTCTTGATCAAATTGGGTTCAAGAAAATTTTTGATATTGACCAAGACCTCATTTCTCGTACAACTTGGTTTGACGAAGAAGTGTTAGGAAACATGATGACAGACTTTTTTGCGTCTCGCCCAACAGAATATTCTAAATCAAACAAAAGTTTCAGCGAAGAAGACTTATTTTAATATGGAAAAATTTTACTGGTTGAATGAGGATTCAAGAACTTTCCTCAAAAGAGGTTACCTCAAAGAGGGGCAAACCGCAGAAGATAGAACAAAAGAGATATCAGACAATGCTGAAAAAATCTTAAACATCAAAGGTTTTTCTGATAAGTTTTATAAGTATATGAGCAAGGGGTTTTACTCTCTTGCTACTCCTGTGTGGACTAACTTCGGAAACAAAAGGGGATTACCCGTTTCTTGTTTTAATTCTCATGTTAGTGACACTATGGAGTCTATACTTTATAAGGCTGCAGAAGTCGGCATGATGAGTAAAATGGGTGGCGGTACTTCAGGATACTTTGGTGACCTTAGGCATAGAGGGGCTGCTATTAGCGTAGGAGGAGAATCAAGTGGACCAGTTCATTTTTTAGAAATATTTGATAAAATTTCTGAAGTTGTTAGCCAAGGAAGTGCACGTAGAGGCAGTTTTGCTGCCTATTTACCGGTAGAACATCCCGATATAGAAGAGTTTTTAAAAATACGAGGCAATGGCCACCCTATTCAAAGCTTAAGTATAGCTGTAACGATAACGGATGATTGGATGAACTCAATGCTCAATGGTGATTCCAAGAAAAGAAGCATTTGGGGTAAAATCATACGGAAAAGGTTTGAAACTGGCTATCCGTACATTACTTTTATCGATAACGTAAACAATAATAATCCTCAAGTTTATAAAGATAAAGGGTTAGAAGTTAAATCTCAGAATTTATGCAACGAAATTGCTTTGGCTTCAGATTGCAAAAATTCTTTTGTTTGTGTTTTATCCTCTCTTAATTTAGTCCACTGGGATGCCATAGCTAAAACCGATGCAGTAGAAACTCTTGTATATTTTCTTGATGCGGTAAACGAAGAGTTTGTTCAAAAAACTAAAAACTTACCTTTTATGCATCATCCTCATGCTTTTGCTAAGAATCACAGGGCATTGGGTCTTGGGGTTTTAGGGTGGCATTCTTTATTGCAATCTAAAATGATAGGTTTCGAAACGATTGAAGCCAAAATGTTAAATAATAATATTTTCAAATCAATCAGAAAAAAATGCGATAAAGCTACTGCATCGCTAGCTGAAATTTGTGGCGAAGCTCCTGTGTTGAAAGGTTATGGTAGACGCAATACTCATACAATGGCCATTGCCCCTACAACTTCCAGTTCTTTTATTTTGGGGCAAGTTTCTCCTTCCATTGAGCCACTGAATTCTAATTATTTTGTTAAGGATTTAGCCAAAGGTAAATTCACTTATAAGAATCCATACCTTAAAGATCTTCTTGCTTCAAAGAAAAAAGATACAAATGAAGTATGGAAGTCTATATTGGTAAAAGGAGGATCTGTGCAACATTTATCTTTTTTAGATTCACATGAAAAAGATGTGTTTAAAACTTTTGGTGAAATTTCCCAAAAAGAAATCGTGATTCAAGCGTCCACTCGCCAAAAACAAATTGATCAAGGTCAATCTTTGAACATAATGGTTCCTCTTGAGGCTAGCCCAAAAGAGGTAAGTGAGTTATTGATCGAAGGATGGAGGTTAGGTATAAAAGGTTTTTATTATCAACGCAGTGCGAATCCAGCTCAAGAATTATCGAGAAGTATATTAACATGTTCTTCCTGCGAAGCTTAGTATGAAAGCTGTTATCGTTGGTTGTGGGATTTCAGGGGCTACAGCAGCATTCCTTTTAAAAACAAAAGGTTACGATGTTGAAATTTTTGAAACAAGGCCCCATATAGCTGGCAATTGTTATGATGAAATTCAAAACGGTGTTGTTGTTCATAAATACGGAGCTCATGTTTTTCATACTAATACAAACAAAATATGGAACTTTGTTAATCAATTTTCAAAGTTTAATACTTTTTGCCCTATTGTTTATGCCGATACTAAGAAAGGCATAATACCTATTCCATTTGATGATAGGGGTAAAGATATCATAGGCCCCCAAACTCCTGATAGTATTGTAGACTTAATTTTTAGAGATTACAGTGAAAAAATGTGGGGCAAAAAGTGGGAGGATTTACCCGCAGAAATCACAGCAAGAATACCTAGAATACGTGAAGGCATAAACCCTTGCTACCATAAAGATAAGTATCACGGTGTGCCAGTAAATGGTTATGTGGAGATGTTTACGAATATGCTGGATGGTATAAGAGTTCATGTTGGGTGCAGTGACAATGATTGGAAAAAACAAACGGCAGATCTTTTTGTCTATACAGGTAAAATAGATCAATATTTTAATTATTGTTATGGTAGGCTTGGGTATAGGTCTTTGATTTTCGACTGGCTTGAAAAACCAAAACAAAAATATTTTCAAGTTAATGAATGCAATCAAGATAAAAAATGGTTAAGAGAAATTGATCATTCATTTTTTTATAATCAAAATGTTGAAAAAACAATAACTCATAGAGAGTATTCTTGTGAGCATGATGATAGCAATGAGCCTTTCTACCCTAAAAATTACGGAGAAAATCCTTTGCTATTCAAACAATATAACAGCTTAGTTAAAAAAGAACGCAATGTAATTTTTACAGGTCGCTTAGCTACATATAAATATATAGATCTTGATACTGCGGTAGCGCAAACAATGATGAAATTAGATAGGTATTTCAATGGCAAAGAAGCAAAATAAAGTAAGGTTATGTCTTTGGACTCATGTTCAAGATGAAGCTCATATCATAGAAAAAATGCTGCAATCGGCAGTAGATTATATTGATTATTGGGTTATTGTTGATAACGGTTCAATAGATGGTACACAGCAAATAATCCAAGATTTTTTTGATAAACACGGTATTGATGGCAAATTATATCAAAACGAAAATGGATGGATAAACCCGGGCATAAACAGGCAATATGCATGGGAGCGTCTTTGTGAGACAGACCATTTTTGTGATTACATTTTAAGGATAGATGCAGATGAAGCACTACAGGTTGATTATGATTTCGATTGGTCTTCTATCAAAGGCCATGATGCATATCAAATTATATATAGGTCAGGCGTCGGAATCATTCCAAGAATGTGGTTATGGAATTCTAAGTTAGATTGGTATTGGAAAAATGATGCAGCACATGAAACTATTCATTTAAAAGACGGTAGAGATCCTGAGCAGCCAGTATTACCATACGGTTTTCGGCACATATCTACAGGTCAAGGCCAATCCTACTCTGACCCTATAAAATACATCAAAGATGTTTTAAAGTTAGAAATACAGATTCATGAAAGGTTTAGAGATGGTGCAACTCAAAAGGATGAAACATACCATTTGTATTACTTATGTAGATCTTTCATTTACACAGGCATGGGAATGGATTGCGAATGGGCTTATAAGTTTTTCCCTTATGGTAAATCTGGATTAGAAATGTTTTTGAAAAAAGGCGTTTATTATCACCAAGAGCTTATAAAAATTTTACATCCTAATGCCCACGAATTATGGGTTTCATTAAGGAACCTTGGCCTTATCTATGAAAGGTTAGGTGACTATAATAAAGCTTTAGAAAAGTATAAAGAAGCCCATGAGGCCAGAGACTACAGGCCAGAGCCAATTTATAGGCTTTATTCTTTACATTCTCGGCTTGGAAATATTGATAAGCAAATTGAATATGCTCAAAAGTTAAAAGATTGCAATTTTGATATGCTCAGTGATCCGTATGATGTAGAATTGTTTACTATTTACAATATGGATGCTAATCTAAAACAAAAAATTGATGATTTATTACAGATTGATGATGAGCTTACCCCTATAACAAAAGAATATTAATCTACTTTTCTTGTTATATTCTTTTTAGTGTATAATACCTATAGAATATGAAAGAATTGAGTATTAATGAATCTGCTAGATCAGGGCCAAAAAGCTCAGCTCAAACTCCAGCTAAACCAGAAGAAAAAAAGAAGGGTTCAAAAGTCAACCCTCCCGGTTCCGCAGGCACAAAGCCTGACGCTAAAGAAAAAGCTGAAAAAAATCTACAGAAAAAAGACGACAAAACCTTAGTTGATAATTCTAAGGCTGCGATTACTTTTTCTGATAAAGTAACAAAAGCTTTAAAAAATAAAGTAGCGGAACACAATAAAAAATACTCTAAAAAAGTATCCCTCACTCAGCTTAAAAAGGTTTACCGCAGAGGAGCAGGAGCCTTTTCTTCTAGCCACAGACCCGGAAAATCAAGAGATCAGTGGGCCATGGCAAGGGTAAACATGTTTCTCAAAATGATGAGAGGCGGTAAAGTTAAAGAGGCGTATAGAAAAGCTGATCAAGATGTAGCTAAAAGCGGCTATGATTTTTATCGAGATATCGATAAAGTTGGAGACCCAATGATAGATTTTGATCAATTAGCCTCCGCTTTTTCTGAGGTAGATCTTTATAACGCTCAACAATATTTAGATAAATTTTAAAAATGAATATTAAAGTAGATTTAAATAGCTCAATTGCTGCAGATAAGCAGAATAAAACTTTAAATAAACCTTTTAGAACACCCAAAGGACCTAAGAAGTTTGGTGTTTATGTTAAAAACGATAAAGGTAATGTAGTTTTGGTGCGATTTGGCGACCCAAACATGGAAATCAAAAGAGATGATCCTAACCGTCGCAAAAATTTTAGAGCTCGCCATCAATGTGATAGTAAGCCCGGACCAAAATGGAAAGCTCGCTATTGGAGCTGTAAAATGTGGGAAAAAGGCAAATCAGTCACTGAATACACAAAAGGCTTAGAAGCTAGCTGGGATGGCAAAGAGCTATGGGATCAAAACGAATTACTTTTGATTAACCCTTCTCTTGCTTCTGCGCAAGAAAGCGACGAATCAGACGAATGTGGTTGCGGAAGCGGGTGCGGATGCAATCATTCCCAAGCTAGCTCTGAAGAAAGTGTGGAAATGGCTAAATCTCAGCTTAAAAAAGCTAGCGATCAACTGCTTGAATTAATAGACATCATGGGCTCTCAACAAGAAGTGGAAGGTTGGGTTTTGTCGAAAGTAACCAAAATAGAAGATTATGTTGATGCTATTTATGGCTATTTAAAATACAATGATGAAGCTGAAGAGCAAATAGGAATCACCGACAATTAAACCATTTAAAATTTAAAATGAAAAATCATAAAGATAAAGTAGAGGTTTGCTTTGCTGATTACGGCAAAGATGAAACTGAAATCAAAAATGTATTCATGAGCTCTTGCGCAATGAACGACGACATGTTTGTCGACACAGCTGGTATGAGCAATGATGATACAACTGCTATGTGCGCCATGCAGTATATGAAAATGAGGGCAGAGATGCTTGAAACTGGCGATGGTGGGCTTACAGAAAAACAAAAAAATCTTCCTCCCGCACTTAAAAAAGCGATCCTTGAAAGAATGAAAAAACAAGGTGATTTAAGCGAAGAAGGCGAGAAAGAGATGGGTGAGCTTGATGCAACCCAAATAGCAGTTTTCCCCGATAAATATGTTCCAGTGAAAGATGTAGGGACTCCATTCGAGGATACTAGACCTATTAATAAAGAGGGCTACAAAATCGACGAAGAAATCAAACGAAAAGCTGAACAAAGCAAGCTAAAAAACCCAGATCTTCAGTCTGCTAACCCTCCTCAAGAGTAACTTGGCGGTCGATAAGATATAAAGGCTAAGTCAACCCCCGGTTTCGGGGGTTTTTTTTGTTGACACGATTGCTTTTGGGTAGTATTATGTATGATATGCCGAAACCACGTCTCACGGAAATCATTGGAAATATCGTGGTTATCGATACAAAAAGGGGATTTTGGGGTAAGGAAACGAAGCTGCTCAAAGGTTTGATAGAAAAATATCCAGATTTAGACTTCTGGAAGAAATTGAAGCTTCCAGAAAAGCTTGCAAGCTTAGCCCAACTTTACGCATACCCTTTTAATGAAATACTACGTCAAAGGTACAGAGATTTCCATATGACTTTTGCTAAAGATCAGGAGATCGTACTTTCTGATAAAAAATTTGGAAAAGATATAATCAAAAAACCTAAACCTAAAACTCTAAGGAATTTTTTAAATGGCTAGAACAAAAACTAAGGCAAAAGAAGCTGACAAACTAAACGTTAATCAAAAGCTTGCTAATTTCCTAAAAACAAACCAATCAGATCATTACAATTACGAAGAAGAAATAAATTATAAAATTTCTTCAGGCAGCTTGATGGTGGATTTCGCATTAAGCGGGGGTTTTGGCCCGGGTCTGCACAGGTTTACAGGAATGAATGAAGGGGGTAAAACCTCTGAGGCATTAGAAGTAATGAAAAATTTTCTCAAGACAGTGCCAAACTCAAGAGGTTTTTATATCAAAGCTGAAGGGAGATTAAGTCCAGATATGCAAAAGCGTTCTGGGGTTGATTTTACTACCGATCCAGATAAGTGGGAAAATGGAAATTGTTTTGTTTTTGAGTGCAATGTTTATGAAACAGTTGTGCAAGCTTTAAGGGAAAGGGTCTTTGATAATGAAGAGGGTATTAAGTATTGTTTTTTGTTGGATAGCGTTGATGGTTTGATAACGAAAAATGATATGGAGAAAACCTTCGAAGAGTCTCGTAAAGTAGCGGCAGGAGCTGTGCTTGCTTCGGACTTTATGAAGCGTGTTAGTATTGCTTTAGCGAAAAGAGGCCATATGGCTATCTTTATTAGCCAAGTGAGGGCTGACATTCAGCTTGACCCATACGCAAAAGGAACCCCAAGGCAAACTACCGCCACAGGTGGCAACGCATTACTTCATTTTGCTAATTTTATTTTAGAATTTGAACCTCGTTTTAAGGGCGATATGATACTTGAAAAACCCAACGAAAAGTATAATGCTGATAAAAATAAATACATTGGTCATTACGCAAAAATCATTATCAAAAAGAGTCCTAATGAAAAAACTAACTCTATAATCAAGTATCCTATTATTTATGGTCGAACAGGAGGCAAAAGTATTTGGAATGAGCTGGAGTTACTAGAAATGCTTTACTTATGGGGTTATGCCGAAAAGAAAGGTGCTTGGATTTCTTTTTCAGAAGATCTACGAAAAGAGCTTAAAGAAAATAATCTGGAAATACCTGAGACAATTCAAGGCGAAGCTAAATTCAATACTTTCATAGAATCTAACGAAGAAGTCAAAGATTTCTTAATCAAGTTCTTTAGAGAATTAATTTTGCCAGATGATATTTAAAACTTTATATGGGTCTACGAAAAAACTGAAAAAGGCTTCTTCATACAGAATCAAGTGGGAAGAAAGCAGTAGAAGTAGGTTTCAAAAAAGAATCAAAGATATACTTCAATCCTATTGGAAGCATCATGTTGTATTTGAAGAGTTCCCTATTGTGGGCAGTAGATTGAGTTTAGATTTTTATAACGCAACTCTAAATGTAGCTGTTGAAGTTCAAGGAACTCAGCATACAAAATATGTAGAATTTTTCCACGGCAAAAGCAAACTAAATTTTATAAAACAATTAAAAAGGGATCAAGATAAATTAAATTTCTGTGAAATTAACGGTATAAATTTAATTGAAATACATGATGAGCAGGATATAGAAAATCTTTTTGATTTTTTAAGATCGTAGTTTCACAGTGTAATATTTTATATGACAAATAAGGATCATAAAAAAGGGCTACCAGAAAGTTTGCTTGATCAGATATTCGAACATACGAATAACGGCAACAATGGGGGTTTTATGCTGGCATACGTTAGCGAAGAAGGTGAAGTTAATGTTATATCTAAAGCTTCAGCGCCTATCATTGAACTTGGTATTCTTAAAGGGGTAGAAACTTGGCTGGATAATATGTCAGTACAACATCAAATAAATTTGCAAAATTCAGAAGATTAATATGCTAACTAATTTAGAGCTTGAACAAAGATTGCTTGCAGGGTTGATACAACACCCGTCTTGCTACGGGGAAATAGAAAACTTTATTAATAAAGATGATTTTGAAGGAGACGAAAATGGCATTACGAAAGTTTTATTCAACGCCATAAAAAGTTTCTGTGAAAACGCTCAAGATATTGATGAAACGATCTTAAGTGAAAGAATAAAAGCTTTAGGTATTTCTTTTCCTCAGGATATTGAAATAGCAGATTACATACATTCTTTAGTTCTAAATAAAGTTACAGACACAAAAATTGTAACTATAGCTAAAGAGTTGAAGAAAATTTCCATTCGCAGAGAAATCTATGAAGCGGCTAAAAACACCGCTTTGCAAATGAAGCATCTTAACCCAGAAAGTTCATTTGAAAAAATTATAGAAACTGCAGATCAGACGTTCAATAGGAAAATCGATCTTTATGATATTTCCGACAATGGCTTTTCTAATATTTATGAAGAGATGCCAGATTATATTGAGGATCTTGGAAATAATCCAAAAGAAGATATGGGTCTTATGGGTCCATTTGAAATTATCAATGATCTTTACGGTTCTCTTTTAAGGCCCGGTAATATCACAGTTATTGTTGCTCGTTCTGGTGTTGGTAAAACAAGGTTCTGCATGGATTACTGCACCAAGATAGCCAGAATGCACGACGTTCCGGTATTACATTTTGATAATGGTGAAATGAGCAAGAATGAATTGATGATTCGTCAGTGTTCAGCTTTATCGGGTGTTTCAAGCCATTTGTTAGAAACAGGGCAATGGAGAAAGGCAGGGGAAGATGTCGTTAAAAAAGTAAGGGGAGTGTGGAAGGATGTTAAAAACCTGAAATTTTATTATTACCCTGTTGGAGGTTACAATGTAGAAAAAATGATAGCTCTACTAAAAAGATTTTATTTTTCCAAAGTTGGTAGAGGCAAAAAGATGGTTTTTTCGTTTGATTATATCAAACCTACAGATGAAGCAGGAAAAAGCGAGTGGCAAAGTGTCGGCGCAATGGTCGATACATTCAAAAGGACTATTCAGCGGGAAATTTTGTGCGATGGAGAGCCTGTTATACCTATGATAACAAGCGTACAAAGTAATCGATCAGGAATCGTCACAAATAAACAAGCAAGAGATGTCAATGACGATGAGGGAATTGTTAGTTTGTCAGACAGGGTAACCCAATACTGTTCACATTTGTTTATTTTAAGATCAAAAACTTTGGATGAGCTTGCTGAAGAACAGCAAAGATTTGGAACCCATAAATTAATCGCTCTAAAAACTAGACATCTCGGGAGGTTGTACAGAAGAGCTACGACCCCGATTACAATGCCCGATACAAGAACAGTTAATAACTGTATCCATTTAAATATGGAAGGCTTTAATGTTGAATGTTCAGGTGATCAACAGGATTTAAAAAACTTTCTTGAGACTGGAGCGCAACTTCAAGATGATTTAGACCAAGGTAATCCACCTGATGATTTTCCTACCCTTGACTGATGGATACTCAAGACATAAAAGAGTCTTTAGAGAATGCTGGTTTTGTCTTAAGAGACAAAGGGAGTTATTGGAATACTAATGCAATTTGGAGAAACGGTGATAACTATACTGCTATTCAAATATACAAAGATACTGGCGTTTGGAGAGATTATGTAGAAAGAAGCAAGCCAATGCCTTTTGTGGCTTTAATGAGTAAGGCTCTAGGAACAAACAATAAAAAAGTTTTATCTAAGTATGTAGTAGACTATACTGAAAAAAGTTCTTACGATATTTTTGAAAATAATGAATTAAAGCCTAAGATAGAGATGGAAAAAGTTTACGATATAGAAATGTTGAAAGACTTTTTGCCTCATTATAAATTTTATAATAAAAAATCTATCTCTAAAGAAACCTTAGAATTATATAGGTCAGGGTATAGCACAAATGGGAAAATGAACAATAGATTTGTTTTCCCTATTTTTAAATACCGTAATAATTCAAAAATTATAGGTTTTAGTGGCAGAAGCATGTTGTGGGAAAAAAATCCAGACATACCTAAATGGAAGCATATAGGTAATAAAAGAAGCTGGATATATCCCTTATGCATTTCAGATTATTTTGAAGATTCAGTCCGGCAAAGGCAGGAAGTGATCATTGTTGAATCTATAGGCGATAGTTTAGCTTTAACTGAAAACGGCTTTCCAAATCATATAGTTACGTTTGGGCTTGATTTAAGTAAATTCCAATTAATGACGCTATTGTCATTCTCGCCTAAGAAAATAATTATATCGTTGAATAATGATGAATCAAGTAGCAAAAACAATGGTAAGATAGCTGCTATCAAACATTTTATAACGCTGATGGATTTTTTTGATTTAGATAAAATCGAAATCAATCTTCCATCTGAGAACGATTTGTCTGATTTGCACATGCATGGTGAATTTGATCAATGGTCAAATAAAAAGATAGATCATAAAAAACAAAAAAGATATATATATGAGTTCATTAAAAAGCAAAGTAATCGTTCGCATTTCTTAGCTAAGAACGCAATAGAGAAAAAGGTTAAAATTTTTGCCAATTATTTTGATGAATTAGATTTCTAATGTCTGAAGTAAAATTATCAGCTAGCAGAATAAAAACTGCGAAAACATGCAGTTGGCTTTATTGGGTTAAGTATCACCTGATGTTGCCGGACAAAAAAAACGACGGATCTTCGAGGGGGGATATTTGTCATAATGTTTTTGAGTTTTTAGGTAAAAACAACAAAAAAAGACTTTCTTATTATTCTGAGATCATAAAGCAACAAGATGCTTTTTCTGTGCCCTCGATCAAAAGATATATTTTGTCTCAAGCCGCAAATAAAAATGTTGACGACCAAGAAAACCTAACTTTGATCAATGACATGATTGTTTCAGGATTAGAGTACGATTTTTATGGTAAAGATTTCGGCAAACCTACCAAGTGTTATTCTGAGTATGAGTTTGATATATCGATAGATGAAAAAAATAAAAAATATAGAATCAAAGGTTTTATAGACAAATTGTTTTTATACAAGAGTAAAAAGGTTGCTTTAATTCGTGACTTTAAAACAAGTAAAAATGTATTTAAAGGCAAAGAGGTTTCGGAAAATCTACAAGACTACATGTATTGTCTAGCTGTTAGGCATTTGTTTCCTGAATACACGAATCGCAAAAGTGAGTTTGTTTTCCTTAAATTTGACCTTAAGTCTGGAGACGAATCAAAAGGTCTCCTTAAGATGGATAAAATAACTGCATCAGATTTAAACAAATTCGAAAAGAATTTGACCGATGTTCAATTATATCTGAGCAAATTCAACCAAAGAATGGCCAAAAGTAACTATGCAGCAGATCAAAAGGTCACAAAAGAAGATGGTTTTGCTGGACAAATAGTTTGTGGTTTTGCTAGGTATAGAGGACAACCAAAAAAGAATGGTGACCCAATGTGGCATTGCGCTTATAAGTTTCCATTTGATTACTACGCTCTATATGATGAAAACGAAGATTTGGTCAAAACTGCTTTTATGGAAGATTACTACGAATTAATCAAAATGAAAAAATCTGATTGGATTATCAGAAAAGAAAATTATCAAGGTTGCCCAAGATTTAATAGCACAGAATATTGATATGATTCCGTTGTTCAAAACTCATTATAGCATAGGTAAATCCATACTCACATTTAACCCTAAGGCTACTGAAGGTGGCCCAGATAGTGTTCTTGAATTAGCTAAAGAAAATAATTTAGATAAAATTTTCTTAGCTGAAGATAATATGCATGGTTTTTTGCAATGCAAAAGGCTTTGTGATGAAAATGATATTCAGTTAGTTTTTGGTTTAAGGTTGCAGATATCAGAATCAAAAGATACTAAAGAAAATCATAAAGTTATTATCTTTGGTAAAAATGATGAGGGCGTAAAAAGATTGTATAAAATTTATTCTTATGCTTTTTGTGAAAACGAAGGTTTCGCCTATTTAGATGATCTGAAAAAATTTTGGGACAATGATGCATTATCTTTATGCATTCCGTTTTATGATTCTTTTATTTACTATAATAATTTTACCTTTGATAAGTTTGATCCGCCTATTCGTGATTTTGGTGACGTAATATTTTTCATTGAAAATAATGGGCTACCTATAGATAGATTTTTAGCTGATAAAGTTAAAAAGTACTCGAACACTTATAATTTCAACTGTGAGTTTGTGAAATCTATATATTATAATAAAAAATCTGATTTCAAGGCCTTTCAAACATTCAAAATTATCAACAACCGCAGAATGGGAAGGACATATAGCTTAGAGCGTCCAGAATTGCCCGGGTGCAGCAGTAACGAATTTTGCTTCGAAAGCTGGTTAAACTATGAAAGACAAACTGTATCTATCTCCTAAATTGTATGTAGGTAAATCCTCGACTCACGGATATGGCGTATTCACAAGCGAAGATTTGAAAAAATCTGAAATTGTTGAGCAAGCTTACTATATTATTCCTGACAATGAAAAATGGGAAGATTTAGATACAAAGTTCACAAAGTACTTTTTCAGTATTCCTTTTTTGCAAGACCATTACAAAGATTTTGCAGACCAACATGATGCTGTGCAACTTTCACATGTGACTCGCCCAATTTGTGTTTTGGGTTTTGGTATGATATACAACCATACTCAAGAATCAAATATCGATTACACAATCAATGAACGTAGTCAAATAGTACAGTATAAAACAAATCAAAGCGTGTCTGCTGGATCAGAGTTAAAAATAACATACAACCCTTACGCACAATTTTAAATGCTAAATAACTTACTTAGGTTCAATAAGAATCAAAAATATATAGTTTTTGATTTTGAAACAGAGAGCTTGAACCTTTTTTATAATAAACCGTGGCAACTCTCTTTTGTTATCGCAACTGGCAATAAAGTTACAGAAGAACATGATTACTTTATTGATTGGCCAGATTTAAAGGTTGGGGAAGAGGCTGCGAAAATCAATCATTTTAATTTGTCTGATTATAATAAATCGAAGCAAGATGCTCGCAAAGTTCTTGATTGCTTCGAAGGTTTTTTGTACGATAAAGATTACATAATCGTAGGCCACAATATTATAGGGTTTGATATATATATTCATAATATTTATCGAAGATTGTTGGGGGAAAAGCCAGATTACACATACTTGGAAAGGCTTGTGGATACTAACTGTTTATCTAAGGCTATTAAACTCCAAATCCCCAAAAAGAAAGATGAATCAGTTTTTCAATGGATGAGTAGATTAAACTTTTTCCATAAGCGTGGACTTAAAACATCCCAAAAACAAATGCTTAAAGAAAACAATATAGATTTCAAAGAAGAACTTTTACATAATTCATTGTATGATGTCCAAATGAATTTTGAACTTTTCCGCAAACTTATTTACCAGATAGATATATGAAATTTGCAGACCAATTTGAAAAATATGATGATTGCGCCCCAGCAGGAGTATTGCTTCCGAATATTAAAATCGAAGATAAGTGGTACGACACTCTTAATTTAAAAAAAGACTGTGATAATTTTACATTCATAAAAAAACTATGCAGCAAATATTTTCTTGATAAAGGTTTAAATGCTAAGTCGAATAAGCAAGATTACATAGATAGAGCTCAGCAAGAGTTGGATATCCTCAATGAGTTAGGTTTTATTGATTATATATTGCTGAATTGGGATATTCTCAATTGGTGCCATGAAAATAATGTGCCTACTGGCCCCGGCAGAGGAAGTGCGGCAGGATCTCTCATTTTGTATTTATTGGGTGTAACTAAAGTGGACCCGATTAAATATGGATTATTCTTTGAGAGATTTGTTTCTAAAAGTCGGGCAAGAAAGGTCGAAAAAAATGGAATCGTATATCTTGATGGGAGCCTTCTTGCTGATGTGGATAATGATATTGCATTCGATAGGAGGCAAGAAGTAATTGAATACATTAAAAATCGACATCCTGAAAGAACTTGTCGAATTTTAAATTTAGTAACTCTTAGCGGCAAAATTTGCATCAAAGAGGCTGGCAAAATTGTGTCTTGTTATTCTGAACAAGATATGAACGAAATAAGCGATCTTATACCGGTTCAATATGGCAAAGTAAGAAAGCTCAAAGAAGCTGTTCAAGAAAGTGATGTGTTTGCATCATGGGCAAATCAAAACAAAGAGTGTTTTGAGATAGCTAGAAAAATAGAAGGTCTAATTAAAAATACTGGAGTTCATGCTTCCGGTATAGCTATTTCTCGCCAAAAATTAACAAATATTTGCCCAATTCAAAAAACCAAAGACGGTGAGCTTATTTCGTGCTACGACATGAACTGGATAGCTGAGCTCACAGTTAAGTTTGATATTCTTGGGCTTAAAACGCTCACAGTTTTGCATGATGTCTGCCAGCAAACTGGAGTCGATTTAGATAAAATCAATGTTGATGACCCTGATATATACGATAATTTTCAAAATCTTGAGTCAGGACAAGGATTATTCCAAATTGAAGCTGATACTAATTTTGAAGTTTGCAGAAAAATAAAACCTAAATCTTTAGAGGATGTTTCCGCTGTTGTTGCTATTGCTAGACCGGGTGCTTTGCAGTTTAAAGATGATTATGCTACTTATCTAGAGACGGGAGAATTCCAGAGTAAGCATGATTTTTTTGATGAAGTTTTGTCTTATACTGGAGGTGTAGCTCTTTATCAAGAGCAACTGATGAAAATGGCTGTTAAGATAGGGTTTAGTTTAGATGAGTCAGAGCAGCTAAGAAGAATTGTCGGCAAAAAGAAAGTGGATCAAATGCCAGCTTGGAAAGAAAAGATTTCCCAAAAAATCAAAGAAAATAATCTTGATCCAGTAATTGGTGATATTTTGTGGAGCGTAGCTGAAGACAGTGCTAACTATAGCTTCAATAAGTGCCTCTTGCCAGAAACTGTTGTGCAGCATGAGGATGGATTTAAATGCCTATCTGAGATCCGTAAAGGGGATAAAGTTTTAGCTTATGATGTAGATAATGATACTGATCACTATGTTGAAATTTTAGATATCCATAGTAATGAGGTCGAGGTATATGAGGTAGAGATGGAGGATGGGACTAAAATATCATGCTCAATGGATCATAAATTCCTTTGTGAAGATAAAAAAATGCACCCTCTGAAAGAAATTATTTCCCAAGGTCTTCAAATAATGTGTAAGCAATAGTATGCGTATTATTGAAACTTTGGATTCAAAGAGTGTCATACCTTGTCATATATTTAACATTTGTAAGATTGATGGTAAAAACAAGAAGGATATCATTAAGCTTTTCCCCACAAGAAAGCATGGTGCATATTATATAGATAAGTTCATTAATTACTTATCTTCCTACCATAGTATTTCGCTAGTAGAATATCTAGAATCTTCTTTTGATTTCACTTGGCCTATATGCCCAATCTCAGGAGATAAAGTTGGATATAAAGTAAGTGGCAAAGGAATAATTCTTTCTAAATTTAAAAG